CGTAAATGCTCCCCAGTTAGGGGCTATACGTTACCCGATTCCGGCTCTTAAATGCACGGCTCGGATATCTACTTCGACAACAAAGATTCTTTGATGTCTAGTAGGGTCTGGGATATTTCATTGAAATTTCCCAGGCGGCTATAGAAGTCCGCATCTAGGATGCGGTTCTGTAGGTGCCGGTTACATGCGTTTACCAAATGTAACACGGGCTTCGTCAGAGGGTCCCCCATGAGGACCCCCCGGCGAAGGGTAATCCAATGAATATCGCTCCCAAGTTCGGGAGCGGGATTACCCAGATCTGCTATCAGGCCTGTGGCCTTGAAGTAGATCTTCCGGGGTTTGTAACAGGTTTCCATTACAATCCCCTGAAGAAGGGCGGGGATGCCACATTTGGTCATCCACGCTCTCCCCAGTCCAGCTGCAACGTGATGTTCCAGCTTGTCTGTGGCCTCTTTGTAATCAGTCGATGATACGTAGAGGTCTTCGAAGACGTCTCGCCTTTCGGCGTAACCTTCGAACGGAGTCTCTTCTCGCGATAAAAGCTTGAAGGTCTCCTCTCTTTCCTCCCCTGAAGTCAGGGAGTTAAAGAAGTTCCAGCCATGGTTTGACGCTGTCATACCTGACTGGCTGCTTCGGATCCCCTTTGCAAGGGGCTCCGAGCATATCTTGCTCACAAGATCCAATACGATCTTGAGGCAGGCACGGGCCTTGGTAACGCTTCTTGCTTTACCAGGCTCCTTCACCACCGTTAGAAACGCTGCCTTGAGCAGGTCCGGTGGTGTTCGGAGAACTCGGTCTAATGAGACCCAGAATATAAGTTCTCCGACAGAGTCGAATTCGTTGGGAAATACCCAAGACTCGACCTTCCCTGTGTCCAGGTCCCTCACGGGGACCTGGCACATGGTACCAACGGCGCAAATCAATTCTTTGATTGCTTCCGTGGTTCCTCCTTCTGCACGGGTTTTCTCCCAGCAGGCGGATGAAGTCACTGTGACTCGCGACTTAGTCGCGAGGCCGGTGACGGCGACTTCCGGGATGTTCTGTATAACTTCCAGAAGCGCCATCTCTCGGAGAGACCGATAAGTCGGTTCTTCGGGAGAGGGCTCCAGAGCGACGCATTCAAGAAATTTGCGTTTCGACTGGAGTACGACTAGGGGTGGCGGTGTACCGCAACCCCGAGTCTGAGACAAAATACCGATACACATCAGGTATTTGTGTCTCTTGGCAGCTGAGATGGCCTTCCAGGTCATCCAGAACTGCCTCGCCCAGGGGCCTACCTCGGTAGGCAACGGGGCGGTTTCAAGCTCGCCTTTGTGAGAGGTTAGCTTGAACCACTTCCTAGCGGCTTTAAGCTCGCTATAGGAAGTGCGGATCGTGTGCAACCCTAATGGCAGCTCACCATCGAGGAATTCGTCACCCAGAAGGAGTGACAAATTCCCGAGTGTGAACATGTCGAATCTTTCCCATGTCCACACTTCAGCGGGGTTCACCAGATATCTCTGTGTGAAGATCCCGTCTACGGTCTTTAATACTTCAATGAGTCTTAAAGCCCGGGAGCTCCGACTTCTGGTGACCCAGCCGTCGGGAGCAATCGCCTGTTTCTCATCTGCAGTCCAGATGGGGTCAGGCTTCCCTTTTAGGAACCCGTTGATGCGGGCCTTAAGGGTCTGAGCCCAGTGGTAGAATTCTCCCACTCGGTCAGAACACAACTCTCTGAGGCGCCTGCCCCAGTGAGTGTGACGGTAGATAAGTCCCAATCGGACCTTATCATCCGCGATCTTAAAGAACCGTATTTTGTTCTTCGAAGATCCGTCCCACTTAGCCCCTAAGAGGCGAGGTGGGAGTGGGTCGGAGAGGCGGAAGCCGTCTCCCGACCACACGGTAACTTTTGGTCCTTTTCGGCCCAGTAAGTTAGCCAGCGCGGAGGCCGCGTGGATTTTCCACGGGTCTTCGTACTTGATGCGCTTGACGACAGTCCGTCGCAGGCGTATCGGACCGACGGCGTTCTCCGAGAGAACATCGCCGATCTGTGACGACTCGGAACCGGAGTGTTCCAACTCGTCATCGATGTGTGCTTCGTTGTCAGCGACAGCATCCATCATATCACTCGACGCCTTGAGAATGGCTGAGAGCGATTCGGAGTAACTATGGGGAATATGTCCACCGGACTCCGTACGTGAGATGACGCGAGTGAATTTTTCCTCGCCCTCCCACGACTCCTCCTGAATCTTGAAACCGCGATTCAGCAGAAGGGCTTGGTTCTTAGACACTGTCTGCGAGCCAGCCTTCGACAGAAGAAGTGCCGACGGCACTTGTTTAGTCGAGATGTAATGATCTCCCTCCATAAAAGGAGAGAGGTCGTCAGGGACGACCGTTCCGGGTTGGAATGGATCGTACCACAAAGGGACCTTGGTCATCATTGACCAGACC